CCGCTGCTCTAATGTATTATTCTTTTGTAGTATTAGTTTTTTCACACATTCATTTTACTACAAAAAACGAGCCTTGACTCCTGTCTTGGCTCGCTTTTTTTCAGGGCTTACTGCTACAGCCCCTTTTCTTCGGTACAAAACAGGGGAAAAAGGTTGACACAAGGTTGACACCTGCCCTGATTTTCCCTGTGACGGCGCAAACAAGGCAAAGAAAAAAGCCCTGATTTAGGGCTTTTTTCGTGGTAGCGGCGATGTGATTCGAACACATGACACTCCGGGTATGAAACGACACCAAGGCTAAACTTATGAAAAATATAAAAAGAAAAAGCCCAAATATTGGGGCTTTTTGGCGTGTGTGTTTTTATGCAGCGGTACAAAACAGGGAAAAAAGGTTGACACAAAGTTGACACCTGAAAACCGTGCACAGTACCGAAAATGGTACTGCATCACCGCTGAAAAGCGGCAAAGATGCGTTCCGTGTCCGCCTCCTCGCGGGCCTTGGAAAGGTGGGTATATATAGCCATGGTGGTGCGCGGATCGGAATGCCCCAGCACCTTCTGGGCCGTCAGCACATCAACCCCCGCCTCGTATAGGACAGAGGCATAGTTATGCCGAAAATAATGGGCGGTAAGGATAGAGCCGTATACCGGCTGCTTGGCCTTTCGCCCCGTGGCCGTCTTGACGGTACGGGAGGACAGCACCTCCCTCTCTATGTCTGGGGCGGCCTCCAGCATGGCGATCATCAGCTTGCGCCACCAGCGTATGTATGTAGCCTGGGGCAAAAATGACCCGCTGGGGGACTGTATCACATGGACGGCAGGCAGCCCCCGCCGGGAAGCCAGCGCATCAAAGAGGGGCGGAGGAATGGGTATATCCCGCAGGGCATTTTTGGTTTTTACCTCGCCCAGCCCGCCGGTGGCAAAGTCCACATCACGGCGGACGGAGATTGTCCGGGCGGCAAAGTCTACATCCCCCCATTGCAGGCCCAGGGCCTCCCCCCGGCGCATCCCGGTATAGTACAGCAGCAGGAGCAGCAGCCCGTGCTCATGTGTGCGGGCAACCTCCAGCGCCGCCTCCGTCTCCTCGGGAGTGAGGGCGCGGAGGGCCTCATGGGTAGCCTTTGGGGCCTCCAGCCCCACGGTGGGATTGCGCTCGATGATACCTTGCGCATAGGCCCGCTCAAAGCTGCCCCGCAAAATGCCCTTGACGTCACATATCAGCGTTTTGCCCCGTCCGGCCAACCGGTTAAGCAGGCCCTGTAAATCCTGATGGGAGATGGCCCGGAGCTGCTTATCGCCTATATACGGCAGGATGTGGTTATTCATGGCGCTGAGGCAGTTCTGCCGGGCGCTGGGGCTGAGTTTATCTCGCTTATAGGTATCGTACCAGCCTTGCAGATACTCCCGATACGGCGTATCCCGCTGCACATCGGCATACCCCGTGGCATACTCCGCGATCAGCTCCTGCTTGCGGGCTTCGACCTCGCGCTGTGTATAACCGGTGGCCCATTTGACCACCGGCTTGCCGTTCAGCTCATGCCCCACCACCACCTTGCGGCGGATGCGCTCTTTTTTTCGTGGCATATCTTGATCTCCCTACTCCTGACAGGTGCGCTTTGAGCGACCGGCTTTTACTCCGCACTCAGGACAGCGGGGGGCGGCGGTAAATACCTTTCCGCAGTTGGCACAGTGAAACTCAAACCGCCGCCGGCCGCAATCCGTGCACTGTTCGGCGGCGTTCTTGTTTTTCGCTCCGCAGTATGCGCAGTATTTCATGCTTACCTCCCTAAACCTACAGTGTATTTCCAGGTGCGCACGTGGGCGCCAAAAGTGCAACTTTGCCGGTTTTAGTACCGATATCGGTACTACGCCAAAAATACCCCCTTGCGGGCGGCCCGCAGATGGTGTATAAGGAAAACACAAACAAGTGTACGTTATAAGCTCACCAGCCCGGTATTGGCGCTGTCGAAAAGGCCCAACTGCTCCATGGCGTACCGCAAAAAGCCCCACTCGCCATTACGGACATCAAAATACAGATAGATGAGGAGGAATGCACCCATGACGATAATAGCAGCGATTAACCCCCGCTCCCGCTTCTTGCTGCTGGCGATACCTCGCTCGTACAAATCCTTGTTGGCGGCGATGCGGGCCTCATACATCTCACGGATAAGGGCTATGGTCGCATTCATGCCGGCCCTTGCGGGGCAGCGTTTGGCGCAATCCTCGCTGCTCGGGAAGTAGCGCTCCTCATGGGCGGGCGGCTCTGCCGGGGCGGGGCGTTCCAGCCCGGCCAGCTCATCCAGCGACACGCCCAGGGCGCGGGCCACGGCGGCGGCGGTCTCAAAATTGGTGCCGCTGCCGGGGGTGCGCAGCCGCCGCAAGGTGGCCTCCGGCACGCCGGAAGCTGCCGAAAGCTGCGCCAGCGGTATGCCTGACTTTTCCCAGGCAACGCATAGCTTTTCGCACAGGGTTTGCATAGTATGCTCAACTTTCCGCGCAAATGCGCAAGGGGATTTTTCACAAGCTGCGGGCGGCTCCGAGAAATCTGCGCCCAAGGTTAACATAACTGCCGTTGACGGCGGGGGGGCTGCCGGGTGTAGGATACGGTTAAGCCCCAGCCCACCGAGCGAGGCCGGGTTGAATCCGGCAAGAGACGGCCCGGCCTCACCGTGTATATACATTATGAGAGCTTTAAACAAAAAAATCAAGCCCAAACGGGCAAATAATACAAAAATTATCAGGGAGAGGGAAGCCATGACCACTAAAGAGCGGAAAGAAATGAACGAATATATCATGAATTGCGTTTTGACCGCCACTGACAATGACGCCTATATCCTGTTCAGCTTCATCCGGGGCATGGAGAAAGGCGCAAAAAAATAAAGCCCCGCCGGGCTTTATTTTTTTGTGTCCTCCTCCGTCAGCAGCTCTCTGGCCTTGCGCTCCAGCATAGCCCATTCCTCAGGGGTCATGCGGGCCAGCACGGAGACGAATCGGGCCTGAAAGCCTGCATCTTCATCTTTCATTATGCGCCCCACGAACTCCGCAATCTCAGCCTTCCGCTCCACCTGCGCGAACATGGGGCCTACGCCCTCCCGGAGCCACTCCTCCCGGACATTGTACTCCCGGCAAATCAAGGGGATGGTCACTTCTTTTAAAGATGTGATTCCATATTCTATATTCTTGATTTCGCTGATAGACATTCCTATTCTTGCACCAAAAGCGGTTTGTGACAACCCAAGCTCTTTTCTTAACGCTTTAACCCTGATATTAATTTCGTCCATAATATGCGCCCTCCTTTTCTCTATACATATACTACACTAATTGCAATAGCTTGTCAAGACAAAAACAATATAAAAATATTTAAAAATAGCTTGACAAGCTATAAAATCATGCCTATAATGTATACATAAGCTAGTAACGCAGCTTGACACACCACACGAACACAGCCCACAGGGCAGGAAGGACACAAAATGAGCAGAACAGAGAGCGAAACCCTGAGCAAGGCCATTGAGGCCGTGAATGTGCTGCCCGAGGCAAAGCGGGAGTACCTTATAGGCTACGCCGAAGGCCGCGCCGACGCCCTTCGCGAGCAGCAGCCCGCCGAGCAGGCGGGCTAGGGGGTGGGGAGGATGTTACTAGGCAAAGATGAGCGCCTGCTTCGCACCCTACTGAGAGATACAGAGCGGGAGTTGCAGGAGGTAAAGCGGGACAACGTCCACCTCAAGGAGCAACTGGCCGACCTGAAGAACCCTCCCGAAGGCTGCAAGCCGGGCGACTGGTGCCAAGGCTGCCAGTGGTCAAGCATTGTGGGCCCCTGGAATTGGGAAGCACAGCCCAGGCGAATCTGCCTTTACGGTGCCTGTGAGAAGCGGGAACCCGTATCCCCCATAAGTTTCACCGGCTGCGTATAGCCGGAGAAAGGAGCGCCCCCATGATACCCAAATCTAAGCCCGCAGGGCTGGCCCTGCAATACAGCGCGGAGGACATTCACGCCGCCGCCGCCGGCATAGCGGCCCTGTATGATACGCTGCTGACCGCCACCCGGCAGATAGACGACATAACCACCCGGCTGCTGCGGGAGCCGGAGGCCCTGACCATAGAGGATAGGTGGGTTAAGGAGTGGGGCGAGACCCAGAGCAAAAGCGGCGCGGCCCGGATGCTGGGGGTGAGTCCGGCCCAGATAACGGGGTATGTCCAGAAGGGGTATCTTCCCACCACCCCGGATGGCCGTGTGCTGGTACGGGATGCGGCGCAGTGGGCCAACAGCGGGCGGCCAAAGCCCAAACCGCCGCGCCCCGGCGCATACCCCCACCGCATAAAGTAACCCCCCTGGCCTGTCCGCCGGGGAGAGGGGCGGGGAAACCTCCTGAATATAGATGTGTGGTAGTTTCTCCTTTGACAGTATTGCTTCCCGCCCCGCCCCTCCCTCCGCCGGATATGGCGGATATAAAGCTACATGGCTCTTGTGCACAAATGCGCTGCTGGAGGTGACGCCATGACCTGACCAATACAAGCACCGATACTTATTTACCCTCAACCACAGGCGCAGGAGTGCGTCAGCAGCCGTCCCGGCGGCTATAAACAGGATTTAGGCCGGGAGCGTCAGCGGGGGCTTCGGCCCCCCTGGGTATCAAACCTCAGGAGGAAAGCATTATGTATCGCATAGCGGATATGACCGTTGGGGACATACTGGATAAGCTCAGGCTGCTGAACGGCAAGCGGGCCAAGATAACGCTGGTGCATGGCGGCTCCCGGCTCCCGGAGCCGGAGCGCAAGTACACCCAGGAGCAGGCAAAGGCGCTGCTGCGCACCGAGGACGACCCGGAAATCCCCCGCCTGTTGTCCGCCCGCGTGATGTGGGTCTCCGGCGTGCTGGGGGGCGATATCAGCATAGTGGCGGAGGTGGCGTAATATGGCCATTTGCCGCAAGTGCGGGGCGAAGATAGATTTTATCCGCACCGTAAACGGCAAGATGATGCCCGTACAGCCACGGGGCACCTATGCCGTGCGGGATAAGGCCGGGCGGCAGGTCATCACCATTGATGGCGTGATGGTGCGGGCGGTGGAGGCATACCGGGATGACCCCGGCGCATTTCTGGCCCGAATGCCCCATTGGGAGTTTTGCCCCGGTGCGGAGGAAATACGGCAGGAGCGCAAGGCGGCGCCGCCGCCCCGGCCTGCGGCCCCGGCAGCTCCGGCCCCACAGGATGAGCAAATAAGCATGAATATAGGAGGAAATTATGGAAGCAAGACAGGATACTGGCATTTGTAGGCATTGCGGGCAGATAGTCAATCTGGCCTGGATAGGCAACTTAAAAACCGGCGACCCGGAGTATCTGGCAAGCCGGTACTGCACCTGCCCGGATGCCCGAAAATTCAACGACGCAGAGGAGAAGCGGGAGGAGGCGGAGGCCATCCGCGCCATAGTGCTGGGAAATGCCCGCAAGGCCATTGATGACCTTTTCGGCCCCGAGGCGGAGAATATCCAGCGCAACCCGGATATCCGCCCCATGAGCGAGAAGCTGCTGGGCCTGCTGTACGAGCTGAGCGAAGTCACCTATGACCATGAGATAACCAAGGTGGGATTCACCGATGTGCAGGGCATCAGCGTGAAGATGCGCCGCACCGCCAAGGGCAATCTGGATATCGTCTACAGCTATACCGACAGCGCCAGTCACGAGATATAAGCCATGCGCCTTATCTACATCTGCTCCCCCTACAGGGGAGATGAGGCCGCCAACGCAGCGGCGGCGGAGCGGTATTGCCGGGCGGTTATCGACTGTCACCCCCTGGGGGACGCCGTCCCCGTTGCGCCCCATCTGTACTTCCCCCGGTTTCTGCGGGAGGAGGTGCCGGAGGAGCGGGCCCTGGGCCTGTCCATCGCGCTGAAGCTGCTGGAGCAGTGCCATGCGGTATGGGTATTTTGCAGCGGCGAACCCAGCGAGGGCATGAAAGCGGAGATAGCCAGGGCGCGGGAGCTGTGCATACCCATCCGGGGGCTGCGCCCCACGGAGCCGCCGGCCAAGCCCCGGCGCAGGCGCAGCGCCGCCCTATTCACCCCGCCCACCCTGGAGGAGGTGGAGGAATACTGCCGGGAGCGGGGCAAGGGCGTGGACGCCCAGGCATGGTATGACCACTACACCAGCAACGGCTGGATGGTGGGCCGAACCAAGATGAAGGACTGGCGGGCGGCAGTGCGCACCTGGGAGCGCCGCCGGGAGGATTTCGCCCCCCGGCAGGCCCAGCCCGCCCACTTCATGGCCTATGACCAGCGGCGGTATACCAATGAGGAGCTGGAGCGGCTGATAGACGATTTGGAGGGATGAGACATGGCGAACACCGTAGCCTGCGAACTGTACCATGACAATTTCCAGAATTATAAGCGGTATTCCATTCCCAAGGCGCAGCTTGTAATCGCGGATATCCCGTACAACATCGGGGAAAATGCCTATGCCTCCAATCCCATGTGGTATAAGGACGGCGACAATCGCAACGGGGAGAGCAAACACGCCAAGAGCGCATTCTTCCACACGGACGGCAACTTCAAGATCGCGGAGTATATGCATTTCTGCAATAAGCTCTTGCGAAAAGAGCCGAAAGAGCGGGGGCAGGCCCCGGCCATGATAGTATTCTGCGCCTTTGAGCAGATGCAGACTGTAGCGGAATACGGCATAAAATACGGCTACGCCCATAGTTATCCACTGTTTTTTTGCAAAAACTACAGCGCCCAGGTGTTAAAAGCCAACATGAAGATCGTGGGCGCAACCGAATTCGCTATGGTACTGTACCGGGATAAGCTCCCGAAGTTCCGCAATAATGGCCGCATGGTTTTCAACTGGCAGGAGTGGCGGCGGGATGGGAGAGAATACCCCAAGATTCACCCCACGCAGAAGCCCATAAACGTACTGAAACGGCTCATTGAAGTGTTCACCGACCCCGGCGATGTGGTAATAGACCCGGTGGCGGGCAGCGGATCCACCCTGCGGGCGGCTTATGAATTGGGGCGCAGCGCATACGGTTTTGAGGTGGATAAGGGATTCTTCACCCGTGCCAAGACGGAGATGATACAGCCTGCCCTGCAAGAGCGGCAGACCACACTATGGGAGGAGGCCACGCCATGACCAATCCCGCCACCATCACCCGCGCCGAACTGCGGGAGGAGATAGCCCGCCGGGGGCTGGAGATCTACCAGGTGCAGCACATGACGGGGCTGCACTATACCACCGTGCAGGGCCTTGTCACGGGCAAGGCCCGTACTGGGGATAAGAGCGTGCTGGCCATAGCCGCCGCCCTGAGTATACAGGCGGAGGCCGTGGCCCCGGATGAGGAGCCGGTGGGCGCGCCCAGGGGCCGCAAGGAGTACCTCATAGTTATCCGCAGCCACGGGGTGGATGCTGAAATACTGCGATCCCGGAAATTCCCGGAGGTGCGGAAAAAGTACGTGGAGATGCTCAATGCAGACCGCTTCCCCCGGCTGATTATCAACGGCGAAGATGTGCCTATCCTCGCAGCCGACCGCATGATGTTCCGGCTGCCAAAGGAGGGAGCCAAGACCGTCAACCTGCGCCGGATACACTTGCCGGCCACAAAATAACACTGATAACCCGCCTGCCGAATCACGGCAGGCTTACCCATAGGAGGAATCATGAGGAGGGTTAAAAGGGCCACATATTCCGGGGCCGTGCTGGAGCAGCAGGTATACAGCATCCCGGACAGGCAGCGGAACCTAAAAAGACCGCCCCGCATCCGCTTCGCAAATGAGGCGGAACGGGCGGCCCACCGGGAGGGCATGGCAAAGCGACGGCACGCCCAGCTGGTCAATGAGAATTTCAACCCCGGCAGCCTGTACAGTACCCTGACATTTGCAAACGCCTCAGAGGTTCATACCTTCCCGGAAGCCCGGCGGTTGCGCAACAACTTCGCCCGGCGGCTGCAACGCGCCTACCCAGAGGCCCGCTTTATTATATATATGGGACGGGGCAGGCACACCCACAGGATCCACTTCCACATGATTTCAGACGGCATCCCGGAGGATTTTATTCGGCGACAGTGGATATATGGGGAGATTGTCCGCATAGACCCGCTGCGGGAGCACAATTATTACAATGGCGTGGACTACGGCGCGGATTATACCGGCCTGGCAAATTACCTCTTTGACCACTGGACGCCGGAACAGGGGGGGCACCACTACCGGGGCACCCGCACCCTGCGCCCGCCCCTGCGGGATGAAGCCAAGGAGGTAAAGCGGCAGTACACCGAGGACAAGCCACCCCGCGCCCCCAAGGGCTACAAGCTGGTGGAGGCGGAGAAACCGGCGTTCGGCTACTACTATTTTAAATATGTAAGAGAACCGGCCCGCAGGCAGCGGGCCAACCCCCGGAAATAAGGCGCAGGGCAAGGCCCTTTGGATAGGCCTTGTAAATGCGTAAGATTTCAGAGCTAAAAAGAACGGTATGGGCAATCAGAGGCTATAAGGGCATAAAACACCCGCAGCAGGGCATTGTATCAGAAATGTTTTTTTGCCAGACATGACACTGCAAGTTGTTGTAAAACATGTGGCGCGGGGTGAGTTTGGCAAAACCGTGTTTCTGGCCCGGGAGGAACCGGCCTGTAAAAAGGGGGGATTAAGTGGCGAAAAAGCGCGGCGTCGGTAAGGATGGGGCTAATTCTTACCCAAAGGAGAAACAAGAATGACACTGGACGATTTCAAACTGTGCTCAACCTACCGTACGGCGATAGCCAGGATTGAGGAATCCATAAAGCGGCTGCGCTCAGAGATGGAGCGGGCAACGCAGATATTATCTCAGGCCCCGGGCCGGTCAGGCACCAGCGACAAGCTGGCTATGCAGATACAGCGGATGCAGGAGCTGGAAGCGGCACGGGCGCATGAGGTGGCAGACATGGAGGAGCACATAGACCGCTGCCGGGTATGGCTTTCCACTATCCCGGAGCAGCAGGCCCGGATTATGCAGCTGCGCTATATTGACGGCCTGAAATGGGAAAAGGTGGCGGACAAGGCGGGATATACAAAGCACCACTGCTACAAGATTCATGAGGCTGCAATATCGAAGATGATTTTGAAAAGATGATACCCAATGATACCTTTTGGTGTGCTAAAATAGTATCGTGGAAAAGGGGCGGAGCAATCCGTCCCTTAGTCTATTGGAGGGAATTATGAAATTATATTGTAAAGCCATTCATTGCAAATGGCGCAAGGGCGGGGAATAATGTCCCCGACCGGGCGGCAATTTCAAACACAGAGAAAGGGGGCGCGGCGTATGGCCGCAAGGCTATCCGACAAGAAGCGGAAACGCATAATTGCGGACTATATAGAGATTGGCACATATTACGGCGTGGCCCAGAAGCACAAAATAGCCGCAAATACCGTAAAAAGAATTGTGACCGCCGACCCGGAAACTGCAAAAAAAGTCAAACAAAAAAAAGAGGAGAACACGGCGGACATACTCGCCCACATGGAAACCAAGAGCGCGCAGGTGTGCGCTCTTGTTGATTTATACCTTACGGAGCTGATGAAACCTGAGCGGCTGGAAAGGGCGACACCCTCCCAGCTTTCCACGGTGATAGGCACCCTCATAGACAAGTGGACAGGGGTGAAGAGCAATGAGAATGAGAATACGGGCGGTGTGATAGTATTGGCCCCGGTGCTGGAAGATGAGCAGCCATAAGATATGGGCGCCGCAGGAGAAGCAGAGACAGTTCCAGGAGCGTCCGGAGTACGAGGCCCTATATGGCGGAGCAGCGGGCGGCGGCAAGAGTGATGCGCTGTTGGCAGAGGCATTGCGGCAGGTACATATTCCGCATTACCGGGGGATAATCTTCCGCAAGACATTTCCGCAGTTGTCGGAGTTGATAGACAGGAGCAAGGAGATATATCGGCCGGCATATCCGCGGGCGCGGTATCATCACACGGAGCACGTATGGATATTCCCCAGCGGAGCAAAGATATATTTCGGCTCCATGCAGTACGCTAAAGACCGCACTAATTATCAAGGCAAAAGATATGATTTTATAGCTTTCGATGAGCTGACGCACTTCACATGGGAGGAATACAGCTATCTAATGTCCCGTAACCGTCCGGGCGGGCCGGGGACGCGGGTATATATCCGTGCAACAACAAATCCGGGCGGCATAGGGCATGGCTGGGTAAAGGACAGATTTATAACTGCCGGGCCGCCCCTTGTGCCGATAGTGGGGGAATACGACATAGCCACGCCGGAGGGGATAAAGCGGCTCACCCGCAAGCGGATATTCGTACCGGCTACGGTATTTGATAATCAAAGGCTGCTGGATAATGACCCGAATTATCTGGCGAATCTCGCCATGATGCCGGAGGCGGAGCGGAATGCGTTGCTGTATGGCTCGTGGGACAGCTTTGATGGACAGGTATTCAGGGAGTGGCGCAATGACCCGGCGCACTATGATGACCAATGCTTTACGCACGTCATAAAGCCGTTCCGCATACCCAAGCACTGGACGATATACAGGGGCTTTGACTTCGGGTACAGCAAGCCGTTTTCCGTGGGCTGGTATGCGGTGGATGAAGAAAAGCGGGTGTACCGCATAGCGGAGTATTATGGCTGTACAGGCGCACCCAATACGGGGGTGCAGATGAACCCTGCCGAGATAGCGCGGGAGATAAGGCGCATAGAGAATGAATCCCCGGAGCTGAAAGGGAAGCAAATAATAGGTGTGGCAGACCCCTCCATATTTGACGAAAGCCGGGGAGAGAGCATTGCCGCCATGATGGAGCGTGAATATGTGTACTGGGGCAAGGGCGACAATACGCGCATACCGGGGAAGATGCAGTATCATTACCGGCTTGCCTTTGATGGGGATGGACGGGCAATGCTCTATGTGTTCGACACCTGCAAGCACTTTATACGGACGCTGCCAGCGCTTGTTTACGATGAAAAGCACGTGGAGGATATAGATACTGCTCAGGAAGACCATATATACGATGAATGCCGGTACGTGCTCATGGAGAATCCCATAGCGCCGCGCAGGAATGTATTACAGAAGCCCGTGCAGTATGACCCGCTCGACAGATACACGGCAGAGGACAATAAATACACATTCTACAGGTTATAGGAGAGGCACATGCAGTTTAAGCGCATACCAGAGGATACGGGGCCGGGCCGCAGAGGGCCTATAGGCGAGGTGCAGGTACAGGAGGCGGAGCAGACGCTTAAGGAGTACAAGCGGGGTAAAGCCAGCCTTGAGCAGCGCATTATCGAGAATGAGCAGTGGTATAAGATGCAGCACTGGGAGCAGATACGGGCTGCAAAGCATAATCCGGGAGACCCGGAGCCAGCTTCCGCATGGCTGCTGAATAGCATAGCCAATAAACACGCTGATGCAATGGATAACTACCCGGAGCCTGCCGTGCTGCCAAGGGAGAAAGATGACAAGATGGACGCTGAATTGCTCAGCTCCATACTGCCCGTGGTGCTGGAACAAAACGACTTTGAGCAGACCTATTCGGATATGTGGTGGTATAAGCTCAAGACCGGCACAGGGGTAACGGGTGTGTTCTGGAACTCCCGCAAGAATAACGGACTGGGGGATATAGACATTCGGGAGCTGGATATGCTGAATCTGTTCTGGGAACCTGGCATAACAGACATACAGAAGTCCCGCAACCTGTTCCATGTAGAATTGGTGGACAGGGATATGATAGCAGCGCAGTATCCCGATATGGAGCAGACCATGGGTTCCCCCACAATAGACATCGCTAAGTATGTCTATGATGATACGGTTGACACCAGCAAAAAGGTCGCAGTGGTGGATTGGTATTATAAGGTCAGCCGGGACGGGCGGCCAATACTGCATTTCTGCAAGTTCTGCAATGGACGGGTGCTGTATGCCAGCGAGAACGACCCGATGTATGCGGAGCGCGGCTTTTATGACCACGGCAAATACCCGGTTGTATTTGATACACTGTTCCCGGAGGCTGGAACGCCTGCCGGGTTTGGGTATATAGACGTGTGCAAATCTCCGCAGCTCTATATAGACAAGCTGGATCAGGTACTGCTGCAACACGCAGTAATGGGGGCGCGGCCCCGGTTCTTTGTGCGCGGCGATGGTACTGTGAATGAAAAAGAGTTTGCCGATTGGACAAAATCCTTTGTGCATTTTCACGGTTCAGGCGACCCGAGGGAGAGCATATTCCCGCTGGAAATACCCACTATCTCAGAAGCCTATATGACCATGAGGGCATTAAAGGTGGATGAGCTGAAAGAAACATCGGGCAACCGGGATTTCTCTCAGGGCGGGACTTCCTCCGGCGTGACAGCCGCATCAGCCATAGCTGCATTGCAGGAGGCAGGCTCCAAGCTATCCCGAGATATGATTAAATCCAGCTACCGGGCCTTTGCACAAATCAATTATCTGTGTCTGGAGCTGATGCGCCAGTTTTACCAGGAAAGCCGCTGGTTCCGGGTTATAGGCAAGCAGGGTGAAATGGAGTTTATGCAGTTCAGCGCGGCTAGGATTGCCGCCAAGCCCCAAACGGGGGAGTTCGGCATGGATATGGGGTACAGGATGCCTGTGTTTGACATAAAGGTTACCAGCCAGAAGTCCAGCCCATTCTCCACAGTGGCGCAGAATGAGCGGGCGAAAGAATTGTACGGGCTGGGCTTCTTCCGTCCTGACCTGTCAGACCAGGCCCTTGCTGCGCTGGAGATGATGGATTTTGAGGGGATAGAGCAGGTAAGGGAGCGCATAGCGCAGAACGGCACGCTATATCAGCAGGTGCAAACGCTGCAAGCGCAGATGATGCAGATGGCGGCTATCATAGACGCAACGCAGGGCTCCACCATAGGGCAGAACATGGCGGCGGCGTTTGGACAGGAGGGCGGGGCGGCACCGGCAGGCAAGGCCGGGGCGGAGCCGGCTTCAAACTCGCTGGGTAATGTATTTAATAGTGCGAAAAGCAGCAGGGCGGGGGAGGCGCGAAAGCGGGCGGCCTCATCCGCTACGCCTTGACGCGGGCGGTATTCCGCCAGCAGGGAAGCTCATACGACATACAGATAGACGGACACGCCGGATTTAATCCCGGCAACGACATAGTATGCGCCGCCTGCTCCATGCTGGCATTTTCGCTTTTACAGTATGTGATGGGCCTTGCTGCGGAAGGCAAAGCCCAAATACAGGAAGCAACAAACGGAGACGGGAAATACCGGCTCCGTTTTTCGTCCGCAAATGCGGAGGAGGCAGTTAAGGTCATAGCGGGCGGCTTCATGCTTTTATCAAGTGAATATCCGCACAATGTGCGGTTCTGGCGCGAGGGAAAGACCTCAGAGACGGCGGGACAGACCGCGGACACTTCGGAAAGACGATGAATACAGACACTTCGGAAAGACGATGAGGAGGAAAAATGTATCTAAAAGAATTGAATCTGCGCTTGTTTGACGGTGAGGGCGGAGCGCCGGCGGCGGAGAGCGCGCCTGCGGAAGCCGAGGCGATTGTTACCTCTAACGCTGACGATGCACGCCGGGCGGACTTTGAGAAGCTCATAAAGAACGACTACAAGGATTTGTTCGAGGAGCGCACGCAGAAAATCATCAATGACCGATTCCGGCAGATGAAAACGTTGGAAGCGGAAGCGGAAAAGGCCAAGGCGCTGAACCCTGTTATGGAAATGCTGGCCGGGAAGTACGGCGTTGAAGCCGGGAATGTTGATGCGGTAGTCAAAGCCATACAGGAGGACAGCAGCTATTACGAGGATGAGGCCGCAGAAAAGGGCCTGACCGTAGAGCAGCTAAAGGCGTTCAAAAAAATAGAGCGGGAGAACGCCGAGTTCAAGCGGATGCTGGATGAGCAGCAGCAGCGGGCGCATGAGGAGCGGACGCTGGCGCAGTGGCAGCAGCAGGCGGACGCCTGCAAGCGGTATTATCCGGGCTTTGACCTGCAAAACGAAGTGACAAACCCCGAGACCGGGCAGCGCTATCTTGCTATGCTGCGCAGCGGCGTGGATGTGCAGACCGCCTATGAGGTTATACACAAGGATGAGCTGATAGGCGGGGCCATGCAGTATGCGGCCCAATCCGCACAGCAGAAAACAGTAAACGACATACGCAGCCGGGGTATGCGGCCTCCTGAGAACGGCGCAAACGGCGCCGCCGCCGCCGTACTGGGCAAGCCAGACCCCCGAACATGGACAAAGAAAGACCGCGAGGAAATATCGCGGCGAGTAAAGAGCGGAGAACGTATCGTGTTGTAGTTCTCCGAAAAGAAAGGAGAATTTTATGAACGAGCTTTATGTTACCCTTGACCTTCGTCTGTTTGATGTACAGACCACGCTGCTTGACAGCCCCGGCAATGACCTGTCCCCTGAAATGAAGGTGTACTATGACACCAGGCTTATAGACCACGCCGAGCCCAAGCTGGTGCATGACCAGTTTGGCGATAAGAAGCCTATACCCAAAGGCCGGGGCAAGACCATAGAGTTCAGGCGGTTTAGTCCCCTGCCTAAGGCACTTACGGCCCTCACCGAAGGCGTAACCCCTGCCGGCAACAAGCTGGATGTAACCAGCTTTGAGGCCACCGTAGACCAGTACGGCGACTACATTGAGCACTCCGATATGCTCGACCTTACTGCCATTGACCCCGTGGTGGAGCAGGCAACCAAGCTGTTGGGCTCACAGGCAGGGCGTACTCTGGACACCATTACCCGCGAAGTCATCACCGCCGGTACAAACGTGATGTATGCGCCTAAGGCGGATGGTTCCGAGGTGCTCACCCGTGATGCGATAACGGAGGATTGCCTGCTGACGGTAAAGCTGGTATTCCGGGCGGCAGCAAAGCTGCATGCCATGAATGCTGTACCCATTGACGATGCCTTTGTTGCCATCGTGCATCCCAATGTGGCCTGTGACCTTATGACCTCTGATGATTGGGTGGATGTACATAAGTATGCCACCCCCGAAAACATCTATCAGGGAGAGATAGGCATGATAGGCGGCGTACGCTTTGTACAGTCTACGGAGGCCAAAATAATAGCCAGCGCAGGAGCGGGCGGCATATCTGTGTACTGCACCATGGTCATAGCGGCCAATGCCTACGGCACCACAGAGATAAACGGCGGCGGACTGCAGTTCATAGTAAAGCAGCTGGGATCTTCCGGCACCGCTGACCCTCTGAATCAGCGCGGCACCACCGGCTGGAAAGCTACCAAGGTAGCTGAAAGGCTTGTGGAGGAGTACATGGTGCGGATAGAGCACGCCAGCGCCACCGACCCCAATGCGGCATCCAACTAAGGACTAAGGAGGAAATATGGCTAAGAATCAGAATTACGACCAGCCCACAGAACAGGAATTCGACCAGCCAATGGAGGCGGCAAGCGATCCCAAGCGCATGGTTAACATCAAGCTGCACCGGGAGAAGAACAAGGGTAAGGGGATTTACGTGAACGTAAATAACCATAACTATTTCATTCCCCGCGGCGAGGTGGTATCTGTTCCCTACTACATAGCGGCAGTTTTGGAAAACTCCGCCCTGCAAGATGAGCAGACCGCCAGAATGATTGAAACCCTCAGCGCAGGCGCTGACTATTAAAAACCGGGGGGCGCAAGCCCCCTTTTCATGCCGCTGCGCAGAGACGGAAATCCGGGGCAGGCCCGGACGGCGGCACAGGAGGTAATTATGACAGTATTACAGGCGATAACTCAGGCCCGGCGCGTAAGGGAAAACCAGTATGACGATGAACAGATGGTGCAGTGGCTTTCCGACTTGGACGCTATGCTGTATCAAAATGTTATCAAGTGGCACGAACAGCCGGAGGAAGAACAACCCGAGGGGGAACCCCCAACGGATGAAAATACGGAGCAAACGGAGGAAACGCCGGAAGTATCCGGGGAGCGCAAGCCGGGCGGCCCTTATGACCCGGAAAAGGATATGGATGCGGCATTGCTGGTTCCTGACCCGTATTCCCGGCTGTATGTACTGTATATCATGGCTCAGGTGGATTTCCTCAATGCTGAATTGTCCAGATATAACAACACCATGGTTATGTACAACATGGCATTGAGCGAGTACGCCAACTGGTACAACCGAAACAATATGCCAAGGCAGGATAATTATATTTCGATATAGGGGGGACAGCAGTGTATTTACCGAGATTGTCAGAGTATAAGGTATCCCGAGATATGATTGGCAGTTTCGGGGGGTACAATCGCAATCTGCGCATAAAGGAAAACGAGTTTTATGATATGCGCAACATGAGCGCCGACCTTTACCCGCTGCTTTCTCCTCGCAAAAAGCGGGCCAAGGTAAAGCAGCTTACAAAGGCAAACGGGCTGTTTGCGCATAATGCGCTGTGCTGGGTGGATGGAACTGACCTTTATTATGACGGTGGCAAGGTGGGCGAGGTTGAGGATTCCCCCAAGCAGTTTGTAGGCATGGGCGCATATATCATCATCTGGCCGGACAAGGTTTACTATAACACCCATACCGGGGAGTTCGGGAGCCTCGGCAACAAGATAACAACGACTGAGCCGGTGACGCTGGCGCTTTGCCGGGTGGATGGTGCGGAGTATACGGATTACACCGCGTCTGATACTGCCCCGGCTTCTCCCTCGGACGGGCAATACTGGATAGACACCGGCAGCACCCCCCATGTGCTCAAGCAGTGGTCAAATACCTATGGCATGTGGAGCAGCATTGCAACGCCTTATGTAAAAATCAGCTCCGAAACTGAGGATATAGGCTCAGGCTTTGCGGAGCATGACGGCGTAACCATATCAGGCATGGAGCAGGAAAACCTCAACGGGGAGTATATGCTCTACGGAGCAGGGGAGAAATACGTTATTGTATCGGCCATAATTGATGCCGTTATTACGCAGGAATCCGGCGTTACAATCGAGCGGCGCATACCCGATATGGATTTCATCACTGAGCATAATAACAGGCTGTGGGGCTGCTCCAGCGCAAACCATGAGATATACGCCTGCGCTCTGGGTGAACCCAAGGTGTGGTATAGGTTCCTTGGCCTGTCTACGGATAGCTATGCCGCTACGGTAGGCAGCCCCGGCGACTTTACCGGCTGCACTACACACCTTGGATATGTGCTGTTTTTCAAGGAGGACATCATACACAAGCTGTACGGGGACAAGCCAGCCAACTTCCAGCTTATGGATACCAACTGCCGGGGAGTGGAAAAGGGCAGCGAGAAGAGCCTTGCATTATCAAACGAAACTTTGTATTACAAGGCCCGCCATGATATATGCGCCTATAACTCCGCATTGCCAACGGGCGTATCTGATGCGCTGGGGCAGGAGAGGTACACCAATGCCGTGGCCGGGGCCAATGCGGGGAAGTATTACGTTTCCATGCGGGATTCCTCCGGGGGCGGCGTACTGTTCGTTTATGACGAGCAATACGGCCTGTGGCACAAAGAGGACGAAACATACGCCACGTACTTTGCCGCACTGGGGCCGGAGCTGTACTACATAGCGGATAATGGCCTGTATTCCGTAGGCGGGAATGATGAGCGGGATTTTGAGTGGTTCGCAGAGACGGGCGATATCGGGCTGGACAGCCCCGACCATAAATATGTGTCCAAAATACAGCTCAGGCTGGATGTGGATGAGGGCAGCCTCGTGTGTATCTCTGTACAGTATGACCATGAGACGGAATGGCGGGAGGAGTACCGTATAAACCCGCATACCCGGCGCAACTATACCGTGCCCGTGATTCCCAGACGGTGCGATACCATGCGGATACGGTTCAGCGGGCACGGCTCTTTCAGGCTGTACTCCATGGCAAAGACCATAGAACAGGGGAGCGATTTATGAATATAAACATCAATCTGCCGAATATCAAGGAAAGTGAGCTGGACAGTGCAACGGAACGCCGTAAGATAATAGAGTACCTTTACCAGCTCAATGAGCAGCTTCGGTTTGTGCTGGGTAATCTGGGCGTTGATAATCTGGACAGTGAGCTTGCCAAGACCATTAAGGACAATGCGGGAAATGCCAGCGCCATAGAGCAGACACAGCAGGCCATTACTCTGAAAGTCTCTAAGGGGGATGTAATATCCGCTATCAATCAGACGGCGGAGACCATAAAGATACTTGCCAAGCGCATAGCCCTTGAGGGGTACGTTACCATCAACGGCAATTTCAAGATAGACGAGAATGGCACCATGACCGCTAATAACGGCATATTCAAGGGGGAAATAGTCGCCAACAGCGGCAGTATAGGCGGGTTTAACATCAGTGGCGGCAACCTTATAGGCAGCAATGTGCAAATATATCCTGCTGGCTCATCAGCCATAAGCGGGGGATCTGGCGGCGCAATAGCTCTTGACGGCGTGAAGCTGGGAGGAGATGGGAATGCCCTGACCATACACGCCGACAAGGTAAATATCCGGGGGGACGAAGGCGATGTGTCTGTAGGCGGGGATGCGGAAGTTGCTGGCACGATAGACGCATACGGTGGCAGTATAACCATTGGCTATGTTTCGGGATATACCGATGAATCGATTGTACCATCTGGCGCTGGCGTGGGAAATGTTGGCGCTGGCAGCAGGTATTGGGCGCAGGTAAAGGCTACCAGCCACCCGACAGGCTCATCGCTCAGATACAAGCGCAATGTGGTGGATATTACCGATGCAGATGTGGGGGATATAGACCAAATAAGGCCCATAATCTATGAGCTGAAAGATAAAGACGATGGCAAAAAATACCCTGGTTTTATAGCGGAGGAACTAGCTGAACTTGCCCCGCTTTTCGTGCTGTATGACGAGGAAGGGATGCCGGAGAGTATAGACTATTCAAAGATAGTCGTGCTGCTCGTGCATGAAGTGAAAAAGCTGCGCAAGCGTATGGCGGCATTAGAAAAATAAAGTCAGAAAGGAGCGGGGAATGGCAACATATTCGCATGTAAAGAAAGGCGCGTCCGGCTCGGCGGTGTCCGAGCTTCAGCGCCTGCTTAATGAGAATGGCTATACGCTGGACGTTGACGGCAATTTCGGCGCCAAGACGCAGGCGGCGGTAAGGGACTACCAGCAGAAGAACAGCCTCACCGTTGATGGTATAGTGGGGAATCAAACATGGTCTTCGCTGTTTTCAAACAAGAAAAGCGCCCCTGACAGCGGAACGGCGAACTATCTGGCGGGGTATGACAGGTATACCCCGTCTCAGGCGGTAAATGATGCGGCGGCAACGCTGGCGCAGTATGAGGCCGGGCGGCCCGGTGCGTACCAAAGCAATTACGCCGCGCAGATTCAGGGTGTGCTGGATAAGATAATGAACCGGGAAGCATTCAGCTATGACTTTGCCACCGACCCGCTGTATCAGCAGTATGCCGACAAATACCAGCAGCAGGGAAAGCTGGCCATGATGGACACTATGGGGCAGGCGGCGGCGCTTACCGGGGGCTATGGCAACTCCTACGCTCAGAATGTAGGCCAGCAGGCATATCAGGCCCATTTACAAAACCTGAACGACGTTATCCCTGAGTTAAGGAATGCGGCGTATCAGATGTATCAGGACGAGGGGCAGGAGATGTATAACCAAATGGCCCTATTGCAGGGCCTTGAGGATACCGATTATGGGCGGTACAGGGATACCGTGGGCGACTGGTACGCTGACCGGGATTATTACTACGGTAAGTATAATGACCTGAACGAGTTCGGATATAACCAGTTTGTCAACGATAGGGATTATCAGCTTGCCTTGCAGCAGGCAGCACAGGAACAGGCCAGATGGGAAGCCGAGTTTAACCTTGCCAAGAGTAAGAGCGGGAGTTCGGGTAAGGGCGGGAGTTCGAGTAAAGGATCAAAAGAATCCGGCATGAAATTGGGCGTTGCCGCTCAGTCGGTATATGACAATATGGCTGCAACAGGGCCGTCGCTCGGGATTGAGAAGCAACTGGAACGGGGCGTAAATAATGGCACAATCACAGAGGAGGAAGCAGACTACTTGTTGCAGTTGCTAGGTTATTAACTTTGGAGGCGCTATGGGCAAAAACAACACTTTCAATATTGAGGAGCGGCTGAACAAACTTAGGAGTGATGAACTAAAGAAAGCGGGCGGCAATTATAACATTGAAACCCGTCTTTCTAAAATGCGGGATTCACTTAAACCGACATCTCAGAAAAGCGAGACTGAGCAACGGACGGGCGGCAGTTCCATCCGTACCGGCTCCGTCCTTGACCTGATGCAGAAAGAGCGGGATGCTTTTGAACAGCAGGCGGGATACTCCCAGTACCGTAAAGCGGCAGACTTCACGGCGAAGTCAGGGGCCACTGGCTCAAAGCGCAGTAAGGCGTATCTGTTTGCCCCCTCCACATGGAGGGGCAAGGGCGACCTGTACGACTTTATAAACGACATAGACGGATACCGTGAGCATATAAAAAACACCTCCGGCCCCAGCCGTGGGTATGGGGAATATGAGGACTATACCCGGATGAACTCTGACGAGATAGCCATGTATAACTATCTCTATAATACCAAGGGACAGGAAGGGGCGGACGAATACCTTGACGCACTGGCTCCCACACTGAGTCAACGGAGCTACGATGTGCGGGAAAAGGTGCTTACCCGCATGGCAAAGGGAAACTCGGCGCTTATGTCCGCTGTGTCTGTGCCTACGGCGTTTGTTGGCAACATCATGAGCGGCGTTGACTTTGCAGACCAGACATTGCGCAGGGCATTGAACGGCGAGGCTGTAGATTATAACTCCGCCGGGCAGCGGGCAGGCGCAGCGGCGCAGATACTGCGCTCACAGGTGGGGGAGGACATAGAGAACGACACGGATTTCACCATCGGCGGCAAAAATGTGGCCCGGTTCCTGTATGATACCGCCATGTCCGGGGCGGACAGTCTGGCCATGAACTTTTTGGGCGGCGGTGCGGCAGGCGGCGGCGCTCTGCTGGGCCTTGGTGCGGCTACATCACAGGCCAGAGATATAGCGGCTCGTGGCGGCAATGACAACCAGGCGCTTGTCGGCGGCATTATGGCGGGTGTGTTTGAGGGGCTGTTTGAGAAGATCAGCCTGGGCAACTGGAAGAAGATGCAGGAGGTGCCGGTCGCGGGCATCCGGGATGTGGTGAAAAACATAGCCAAGTCCATGGGCGTAAATGCCTCTGAGGAAGCCGCTACGGAGATGGCCAACCTCATATTTGACCGCTTAAACATGGGCGACCTGTCTCAATGGGATACCACCATGGCGCAGTATGAGGCCCAGGGCATGAGCCCAAACGAGGCACGGCGGCAGACCATTAAGGATATGGCCGGTCAGGTATTGGAGGCCGGGATTTCAGGCGGGCTGATGGGCCTTGGCTTTGGCGGCATGGGCTCCGCACAGTCGGCTATAGCGTCACGGGCAGCAGGCGCACAGGTTCAGGATATAGAACCGCTGGTGCAGGCGGCGAGAGAGATGCAGGAGGGAAGCAATTCCCGAAAACTGGCCGCTTCCATTGGCGAGAATCCCAGCAAAATCCAGACGGGCGCGATGTATCGCACGCTTGCGGCGGATATGGCGGCGGAGAACATGAAGCAGGGTATGAGTGAGGAGGAGGCGCAGAACAAGGCGGCGGCGGACATAAAGGCCGCTGTAAGCCGCTCTGTGGGCCGACAGGCCGAAGCTGAACAAGGCGCGGGCCCCGCTCTCAAAATGCCTGAAAGGGCCGTTGCAACACCCCGAAATGCAGTGTATAACGACAGCGGCGCAGAGATAGGCGTATCCGGCATATCCTCTGTAGAGGACGGGAAAGTATATGTTGCTATGGAGGATGGCGGCGTTGCGTCCGTAGAGGATATAACCTTTGACGACCCGTCAGCAGATGAGCTGTACGGCATGGCTGCAAAATTTGATACGCAGACTGCAAAGACCTTTACCGACAGTTATGACGGAAGTATGCCGGTGGGTGATTATTACAATGGCTTTGTATCGGTGTACGGTGCTGCCCGTGCGGGCGGGACGGTGGAACAGGCGGTGCAGAGCAGCGTATATGCCGGTATGCTTCCTGCTGAGGTTATGCAGCGGGCATACGCTGCCGGGCAGAACGCCGGGGAACTTACCGATGTAAGCGTTCCCGCTTCCGCCGGCATTGCCGTGGCTGAGGAAGAAGCGGCGGCTCCTGCACAGCAGGCCGTGGCATACACCCCTGCCAAGGGTAAAAAGGGCGGCGTAGTGCGCAATAATACCGTCAAGCTCTCCTCCACTCAGGAAAACCATGTCAATGCCCTTGATATGGTATTCAAGGCTATTGGCCGTACCGTGAACCTGGTGGACAGTCTGGATGAGGAGCGGGGCGGCAAGACCATCAGGCGCAGTGCATACAATGCCTCCTTTGACTCGGATACGAATACCTATACCATATCTGTTGACGGTATAGGCGAGGCGTATATGTACTTTGCCGTACATGAGAGCATACACGATATATGGGCCAACAACCGCAAGGGTTTTGATAAGCTGCGGGGCATAGTAACAGCATACCTTGAGGCAAACGGCGAGGATGTAAATGCGCTGCTCAAGGCGCAGACGGATAAGGGCCTCAGTGAGGATGTGGCATGGCAGGAGGTAGTGGGTAATACCGTGCCTGTGATTCTGCGTGACCCGCAGACAGCCCAGGAGTTTGCGGAGCGGTTCATAGGCGAGGATGCCGAGGCCCGCAGCGTATTTAAACAGCTCCTTGACAGCATACTGGACTTCCTCAATCAGGCGTATGAAATCCTCAGCGGGCAGAAGAGCTGGCGGCAGATGCGCACCCTTGAACAGGATATAGAAGCCCTCACGGAGATTCGGGAGGCGTACTTTGATGCGCTGGAGGGGGTGAAGGAAGCTGCAAGCAAAGCAACGGGTACCAGTTTTTCCAATAAAGACGCAGCTTACAGCGGCATAGACACATTAACACAAGACAGGCTATTGCCTTATCCGGTTCAGCAGTTGGTGAATTGGAGAGGCAGCAAAAAGATAATAGTGTACGAAAGCCAAGAGCAGTATTCACGCTTTATAGATGAAGCGGCAGCTCACAAGATTGCTGGAAAAAAACTTTATTTTGGCAAGATTTCACCCGATTTTGCAGCATCCATTGCAGACGCAACCGATTTGGACTTAACCGGGTATAATTGCGCTATACAAGCATATGAAATTGAGAAGATATTCAAATCTCATGGTAGGGCTGAAAAGGAGATTCCCCGCGGACAGCGCAGAATAGGCAAGCCTGATTTGCTCAGCATACCGCAAATAATTGCAAATGTCGATACTATAACGCTGTCCCCAAATTCATACGAGGGTAAGCCGGTAATCATTTTTAAAAAGGGCGGTAATGGGTGGACTGAAATTGCAGCGGTTGTTTCCGACAAACATGTGGATTTACGTGTACAAACAATGTACGGGGGACAAAAAAAGAGCCTTGCTGCGCCGACAGATGTACCGACCCCTGTCTTTACGTCCGAAGCGCCTCGCAGTACAGCTCCTATTAATAATATAGCAGATAAGGGGAGGAATAGCAACCCCCTTTATTCCGCAAAGGATATGGACGCTGCGTACAGCGAAGCGGTCAAGGCGGGAGATATCGCAAAGGTGCAGGAGCTTGTTGATAAGGCAGCGCTCGCATGGGGAGCATATAAAAACAGCAATGCGGCGAATGAAGTCCATCCTCAAAAAGGGAAAGTTCGTGTATTTTATCATGGAACTAATACTGGCGATTTTACTGTTTTTGATAAGAGGTTACGGGGTTCATCAAGCGGTGATTTAGGCTGGTTTGGCAAAGGCTTTTACTTTGCGTTTAGCCGCAATGAAGCAGCTACGTATGGTGGACATGTCATGTCTGCGTATTTGCGCATGGAAAATCCGTTTGATTACAGTGAGCTATATAGTTATAAGGGCAAAAGCGGTGTTTTGGGTGTATATGGACGGTATTTCTGGGTATATAATATGGCCAGGCAGTTCCCTCAGATGGTTGACGGCCAAACCCTTTACATGTACCCAGCAGAATCTGACGAAGCCGTTGAAATCAGTTGGACGGATTATGCGAACAAGGTTGATGAAATAGCACAAACCGTTAAGTTCACTGTTGAGAAAAGGCAAGATGGCGCTGGCGAAACCTATTATGAACTGCTGGCAGACCCGAAAGAGCACAGCTATACCAATGAGGATGGTGAAATGGTTCGCTGGACAGAGTATGGGATGCGAAAATCTTTTGCCAAAGAAAAGGATGCGAACAACAAGCTCAATCAGATTTGCGCTTATTTGCAAGAGGTGTTTGGTGTTGAGCTGCCGCACAGACGGGTTATAGAAGAATTGGATTTTTCTGGAACGCTGGAACGTGCCGGATATGACGGCATAATTCAGTCCGAAAGCGGCGATGAGGCAGTGGTGTTTCATCCAGAACAAATAAAATCAACCGCCCCCTACACGTTTGACGATTCTGGCAACATAGTACCGCTTTCTAAGAGGTTCGACAGGACGCAGAAAGATATACGGTATTCTGCAAAGGACACCCTTATTGACATCGTAGACCTTCGGGAGCAGAACGCAGCACAGGCAAAAGAGATACGCGCTCTTACCCGCCTTACTGAAAAGCAGGCTCGGGCACTTGAGGATGTCCGGGCGCAGTTCAAGCTGACTGAGGGGCATAAGGTGTCTGAAAAGGCCGTGGGGCGGTTGGCCCGGAAAATACTCAAGGAGTATAGCAGCCAATACGATGCCGAAAGGCTGACGGAGCAGCTACAGGCGATGTTTGAATATATCGGCAATGCTGAGGAGCCTGTATGGGGCGACATCGTAAAGGCCGGAACCGACCTCGCGAAGAACGTCATAAATAAATCGTCAAGGATGAATACCGAGCTGTATGAGCATTATGCGCCGGTGCGTGAATACTTCAAGGATACAACGGTATATCTGAACGAGAGCCAGCGGGCCGAGGTTGAGGCCGTGGAGGGGTATAATGACTTCCGCCGCTCCGTGTGGGGCAGCGTTACCATAGGCAGCAAGAAGAACAGCCCCGCCGCCAAGCAAACCTCCCTGGAGGGCGCATGGGAGGATTTATCGGATAAGTTCCCGGAGCTGTTCCCTGCCGATACCACTGACCTTGAGATGCCTTTCGCACTAAGGGCGGCTATGGAGGCTATAAAGCCCTCATACTATAATTCCTATGGCATGGGTATGGATGATGCTGCATATGATTTATTCCTGCGGCTGTATGACAAGTATTTTGACATGCCGGAGGTCAAGACCTTTGCCGACAAGAAAGCGCAAGAGCTGGCAATGACCAAAGCCCGCCTGAACAACGAGATAGCCCAGATACGGGAGGACAGCAAGGCCAGATATGACGAGCGATTAAAGAAGCTGCGGCGGGAGAATACCGCCAAGCGGCAGGAGCTTTCCCGCAAGTACAATGAGGCGAAGGCAGCACAGCATAGGGCGGATATGGCTCGATTCCGGGAGCAATACCGCCGGTTATCCGACAAGCACCATGAAACGCTGATTCGCAGACTGGCCGAGCAGAAGCAGAAGCAGGGCGATCAGGACGCTGTACGCAAGTACAAAAAGCGCATAGAATCCCAGGCTAAAGAGCTGGCCTCCTGGTTGATGCGGCCCACGGATAAAAAGCATGTGCCGGATGCGCTCCGTAACGTGGTGGCAGAGTTTCTTGATACCATTGATTTCTCCGGCACTGTAAAGGCCAGGGATTGGCGCTACCGCATGGAGGCGCTGGCGGGCTTCATGGAGAACTTGGACAATGCCGAGGGCGAAAACATCTATCTGGACGTATCACAGGACTTTGTGGCGGCGCTTAAGGCCATGGCACGGGAGGGCGGCGACCTTGCTACCATGAAAGATGTGGCGAAGCTCCGGGAGCTGGATGCTATTATGCGGCAGTTAAAGCGGGCAGTGCAGCACGTGAACACCATAATAGTAAATGGTCGCAGGCAGCGCATTGAGGATTACGGCGATGCAGTGATAGCCCAGGCTGATGCGCTGCCTGCCAAATATGGCGGCAACAGCGCCGCTGCCCGGCTGCTGAACAGCGGGAACATAAAGCCCATATACTTCTTCAAGAAGCTGGGCGGCCCGTTCAAGGAGCTGTTTGATGAGGTGCGGGAAGCACAGAACAAGGTGGCCTTTGGTGCGGAGGATGCAAAGGCGGTTTACAAAAGGGCAGCGGAAAAGTACCACGCCTCAAAGTGGCTGGATAAGGATGGGGATACCCTGAAAATGCGCACTGAACGGGGAGCGAATATTGAGTTAACCCGGCAGCAGGCGCTTTCCCTCTACGCCACCTATAAACGAGAGTTGGCCAACAGGAATACCACCGGGGCCACCCACTTATCAAGGGGTGGTTTTGTTTTTGCCGATGAGATGAAGGTGGAGAAGCGGAACAGGCTGGGGATGCCTGTCAAGCACACCTTTAAGGATGCAAAGCCCAAGCCCATGACCACAGGGGACATGGCAAAGGTGGCGGGTTGGCTTACCAGGGAGCAAAAGGCGTTTGCCGATGAGCTTGTCAACTATATGAGTACAACTATGGCGGGCATAGGCAACACCACCTCCATGGCAACCACGGGATATAAGAAGTTCGCAGAGGGGTATTACTTCCCGTATAAATCCTCACGGGCTTTCTTGAATACCGAACCGGGGACAGCGGGGCAGGAGAATAAAAACCGCTGGAAAAACTGGGGTTCCGCAAAGGCTACTCAGACGGGCGCAAACAATCCCATCGTGCTGCAGGACTTCACGGAGGTATGGAGCGACCATGTAAATGAGATGCTCATGTACGCCCACATGTCCGTACCGCAAGAGAACCTGCTGCGGCTGTTCAATTATCGTACTGCCGTAACCTCCGATGAAACCAGCAGCTCTGTAAAGTCAGCATTGCAAAATGCCTATGGAGAGGCGGCGGTAAAGTACATAGATACCCTGCTGGCTGACCTTGGCGGCAATGTGCTGAATGACCCAAGGGACAACTTTACCAGTGATTTGACCTCAAAATTCAAAAAGGGTGCTGTGCTGGCTTCGCTGTCCGTAGCGATACAGCAGCCATCCGCCATTGTCAGGGCGATGGCCTTGGTGAATCCCCGGTATTTTGCGGCAAAGACCAATAAAAACTCCTATCAGGAAGCCATGAAGTATGCGGGTACGGCGGTGATAAAGCACATAGGCGGCTTTGATACCGGCACAGGCCACGGCATGGCGGACTGGATGGTTGAGCTTGACCCGGAGAGCAAGATAAAGGCGTTCTTTGAACGGGATGGAGCATACCGGGATAAGGTGCTGGGCTGGCTGCCCGGAAAGATGGATGAAATCACATGGGGCCATTTGTGGGAGGCCGTAAAAAAAGAGGTTGCGGATAATACAATCCTGAAATACGGCAGCGAGGAGCACCTTAAGGCAGCCGGGAAACGCTTTAATGATGTGGTGGAGTACACACAGGTATACGACAGCACGCTATCACGCAGCGAGCTGATGCGCTCCAAGAGCGGCCTTGCTCAGATGGCTACCTCTTTCATGGCCGAGCATGTCACCGCTTACAATATGCTCTACGATGCAATGACCAACAGAAAGGGAAATCCCGTCACTGTAAAGCGTGCAGTTGCGGCGTTTATAGGCGCCCAGATATTCAATGGGATGCTCAAGTCCATAGTCTACGCCATGCGGGATGATGACGATCAGCCGTATCTTGAGAAGTATGTGGAGGCATTCGCTGATTCCATGCTGGGCGGCAAGGCTGAGATAGCGGGCAAAGAGGTATACGGCCTTGGCAGCGACCTTAACCCCCTGAATCTGATACCCTATGCGCGGGATGTGATGAGCCTGCTGCAGGGGTACGATGTGGAGCGGGCGGACATGAGCCTTATGAACGACCTCATAAGCGCATTGAAAAAGTTCGACAGCGACAGCGCAACCGCCTACGAAAAGTGGAGCGGCCTTGCTCAGACCATCGCGGCCATGTGCGGAATCCCATTGAAAAATGTCATGAGGGATATGGAGGCCGTACTGAACACCGCCAAACAGTATTTCTTTGGCAGTAGCGATATGGAGTTTACCCGGCGGGACATAACCAACGCCATAAAAGCCGGAATGGGCGCCGAAACCTCGCTGAGTGCGGAGGCTGATAATCTGTACAACGCATTTGAAAAGGGCGATGCCAAACGGATACAGAGGGCTTTGACAGAGATTGACGCACTGTATAAGGACAAGGTTGAGGAGCAAAAGCGGGCAGGCAAGACGCAGGCGGAAGCCGAAAAAGCGGCCCGCAGCTCTACCCTGAGCGCCTGCACCCGAGCCCTTAAGCCCCATTACCTTGCCGCCACCACTCAGGCGGAGCAGGCGGAAATACGCTCTCTGGCGCTCCGTATCAAGATAGGCAACCGGCAGTTGTACGCAGATTATAACTTTACCCAGCATTGGAAGGAGTGACAGCATGAATCCTGTAATTTACAAAATACGCCTTGATGCGTCCCGACAGGGGAGCCAGGCAAGTATACGCCTGAACAGGAGTGAGGTGAAAAGCCGTCAGATATCCGCATACCTATACAGCGGCGGAACGCCATACGAAATAGCCGAGGGTGTAACCGCCACGATGTACGCCGCCAAGCCTGACATGACGGAAGCGCTTACCGATTGCACAATAGACGGCAATATGATATCCAGCCTGCTGCCGGCCCAGATAATGGCCGTACCCGGTACGGTGAACTGCCAGTTTACCCTTTATGGAGCGGGCGGCGAGGTGCTGTTTTCTCCTCAGTTTCAGATTTATATATCTAAAAACCTCATGGACGATTCCGCCATAGAATCTTCCACGGAGTTTAGCGCTCTCACTGAGGCGCTTACCGAGGTAACGGCCTTAAAAGCGCAGTGGAGCAATGCCACGGCGGAGGCGCAGGAGGGGGAGGCTGTATCCGCTGAGGTGGTAATGGATGCGGACGGCGTGAAATTCCTTTTCACTATGCCGCCGGGACTTCCGGGCGAAGATGGAGCGCCGGGGCGGGATGGCTTGCCCGGCGAACCCGGCGTAGGCATAGAAAAGGTGGAGCAGACCACCACCAGCACCGAGAGCGGCGGGGAGAATATCATAACCGTCACAAAAACGGACGGCACACCGGGCGGCACTTTCAAGGTCTACAACGGCGGGCAGGGCGAGCAAGGCCCTCAGGGTGAACAAGGGCCACAGGGCGAGCAGGGCATACAGGGTGAGACAGGCCCACAAGGCCCCAAGGGAGACACCGGCAGCGGCTTTGCCGTGCTGGGCTACTTCTCCACCCTGACCGACCTACAGGGCGGTATAAACGACCCCGCCCCCGGCGACGCCTACGGCGTAGGCGCGGCGGAGCCATACGACATCTATATATGGGACGGCGTTGGCCTGTCCTGGAAAAACAACGGAACGATTCAGGGGCCGCAAGGCTTACCTGGCGAAGATGGCAGGGACGGCCAGGATGGTCAAGACGGCGCAGACGGCGTAGGCATAGAAAAGGTGGAGCAGACCACCACCAGCACCGAGAGCGGCGGGGAGAACATCGTCACCATCACCAAGACGGACGGCAGCACCGAGACTTTCTCCGTCTACAACGGCGCACAGGGCGGGCAGGGAGAACCGGGCCAAGACGGTAAGGACGGTGCGCCGGGGCAGGATGGAAGTCCGGGGCAAGATGGCGCACCCGGCGCAGACGGCAAAGCAGCTACTATCAAAATCGGAACCGTGACCGAAGGTGATGAACCCGATGTAACGAACAGCGGCACGGAGACAGATGCGGTATTTGACTTCGTACTCCCTGCTGGCGGTAGCGGCGGCGGCACATCGGTAATTGAGGTTACCTGTATGGCGGCAGGCGATACCGTCACGGCTACGGACGGAACAGAGACGGTATCAGGCACGGCGGGCGAAAATGCCGTGTGTTCCCTGGAAGTGCCGTATGCTGGCACATGGAAAACCTACGTCAACGGCTATTATTGGGGCAAAACCGAAGTGTACGGGTACGGGCGGTATATGCGCCCCATCCCCCGCTTTGGCTTTAGCATCGCCGCCTCTGACAGCGCCCCCGCTACCCGCGTGTCTTATCTCTACGATGCGGAGGGCTTTGCCCCCGTCAAGATGAACTTTACGGACGGGATGTTTGAATATGGCGACTGGGGGGACTTCCTTGCCGTCAAGGGCAACTACCCCGTCATGCTGCGGTATGACGGCACGGAGGATTACAAGCTGAATCCCAACGACTACGCCTACAGGGAGGACGGCATAACCCCTTCCGATGTATCCGACACCGCGTATGAGGGCAATGCTATGTCAGCTTTCCCCAGGATGTGGGTACATCGCTATACAGATGCCAGCGGAAATAAGTGCTGTGTTTTCTGCCCTACCCAGTACAGCGCCGATTATAAAGCTGATGCGTTCGTAAACCATGACGGCAACACGATGGAGAGATTCTATATGCCCTGCTTCAAGGGGGCGCTGGTTGACGGTAAGTTACGCTCCATGATGGGCCTTGCGCCGCAGTCCAACACCACCGCCACCCAAGAGGTGGAATATGCTGCCGCCAACAACCCGGAGGGCAAGTCCCTGTGGACAACCATCCCCTGGAGCCGCCGTGCGTACATCAATGACCTGCTGGTGCTGCTGGGCCGCTCCACCGATACGCAGACTGTATTCGGGCAAGGCAGCGTGACGCATTCCACGGCGGCAAGCGGAATCTGCACTACAGGTTCTCTCGCAAATAAGGGCCAGTTTTTCGGTTTCTCCACCACCAAGACAAAAACCCAAGTCAAAGTGCTGCACATGGAGGGCGTGTGGGGCGACAGGTGGGATAGGGCGGTCGGCCTGGTCAATAACAACGGCAAAATCCTGGTCAAAATGGCCCCGCCGTACAGCCTAACCGACTTTGCGGACTATGTAGACGCCGGTATAACGCCGGGCGGCACTTCTGGCGGCTATATCTCCGCTACCGTTATGAGTGAGCTTGGCAACATACCCAAGACTGCCAGCGGCAGCGCAACCACCTATGAGGCAGATGGCCTGTGGTTTGCAAATAACATCGTTGCAATACCCCTGGTGGGGTGCACCTGCCGCTCGAACGATGCGGCTGCTTTGTCGGGGGCGTGCGCTTTCTCCGTGTACAGCGCCGCCTCGGGCGCGGGCTGGCACATCGGCGCTTCGCCATCTTGTGACCAACCCTCTGCGGCGTAGCCGCACATAGGGGGACCGGGGGATTTATCCCCCGTAGAACTTTTCGGGAATAGCGTGGCGCTGCGCGCCGCTTCCTTTCGTAGGACCCTGGTGGGGTGCAACTGCAACTCGAGCAATGCGGCTGCTTTGTCGGGGGCGTTCGCTTTCAACGTGAACAACGCCGCCTCGAACGCGAACTGGAACATCGGCGCTTCGCCAACTTATCCAAGTAATGCTTTAATGCCGCGCTATTTCCACACCGCTTGGTGAAAATTAACCCGATGAGGGCTGGCCCAGTAAGCATATAGCCCAACGGCCAAGAGGGGATAAGATGCACAGCTACAATCATCTTTGGGAAAACATGATTGACCGTATAAACGTAGAACGGTGCTTTAAGAGCGCGGCAAGGAATAAAACCAACCGCCACGATGTACGCCGCGCTCTTGACAGCATTGATACCTATGTCCCGTCCCTCACCAATCGGCTTAATGCCGGCACGTGGAGGCCCCGGCCCCACAAGCCTTGCCTGCGCAGCGAAGGGAGCAGCGGCAAGGTGCGTAAAATCATTAAGCCTGGATACGAAGAACAGGTAGTACATCATTTGCTTGTAAGCCAGTTGCAACCCATCATTCTGCGCGGTATGCAACGCCATTGCTGCGGCAGCGTGCCAGGGCGCGGTACGCACTCCGCGAAAAGGACTATGGAGAAATGGAGAGATTCTTATAAAGGCCACAATTTCTATGTAGCCGAACTGGACATACACAAATTCTATGACAGTATTGACCTCTCATTGCTCAAAGGGCTGCTGGCAAAAACAATCCGGGACAAGCGATTCCTCTCGCTGCTGTACATCGTCATTGACAGCGGTGCGCCCAGTGAGGATAAGGGGCTACCCCTGGGCTTCTATACAAGCCAATGGCTTGCGAATTTCTTTTTGCAGCGGTTTGACCACTATATTCTGCAAACCTTGAAGCCTAACCACTACTTACGGTATATGGACAATCTTTATCTGTTCCACAAGAACAAAAAGGAACTGCATAGGATGGTGCGAGAAATTGAGCGGTATCTGCATGACAATCTCGGCCTGTCTATCAATCGAAATTGGCAAGTATACCGTTTTGAGCGGATAGTTAAAGGCCAGGTGCGCGGGCGAGCTATCAATGCCCTGGGGTTTGTGCTCCACCGCAACCGCACAACCATCCGAAAATCTATATTGCGGCGTATCCGGCGAAAGGCAAATCACATAAAGAAAAAGGCGGCGGCAACGCGGCATGACGCATGTGCGCTTATAAGCTATCTCGGATACTTTGGCCATGCTTCTGCTTATGCGTATTTCAAGAAGTATGTAGCTTCATCGGTAAATATAAGGGCCATGAAGCAAATTATACGCCGTCACGCGAGGAAGGAGAGAAAAAATGTGGCATGAGAGCAGCGCGGTAGGATGGAAACCGCCCGAAATTGACGCAGAAAGCAGCCCTGGTATTGTGTACCAGCGCAAGGACTATGTTGAATCTACGGACGAAAACGGAAATACCGTTTGGACATTCCAGGAGCGCGAGTTGTCCCACGGCGAGTTTATCACGGAAGAAGCCGCTACATGGACAGCCCTTGCCCTGGCTTATGCGGAGGGGGTAAATGAGGCATGACCAACAGAGAAGTCGTACTGAGCGCGCTTAAAACCCAAGGAAAGGCTGATGCCCTCGACCTGCGCAGCCGCGCCCCGGAAATGGACGGGACGGGGCTTATAGCGGAAGAGGAGAAAGTCCCTGCCTTTGACCCGAAAAAGGACTATAGCGCATGGGCGGCGGGAAGCCCCGTTGCGGACGAAGGACAGGTATGGACGCTGCTACAGCCGTATAACGCCGCACACTATGAGGGGCGGCCCTCTACCCTCCGGGCCTTGTGGGGGCTGGCTCACACCACAGACCCGGCCAAGGCCAAGCCATGGGTAGACCCCTACGGCACCAGCGGTATGTATCAGCTCGGAGAGTGCTACAAGGCCGAGGACGGCACCGTATACCGGGCGATGCAAAATGACCTGGTATATCCTGCGGACGTGCTGCCCGGTGCGTGGGAAGCTGTATACCCCGTATAACCACCCTGTACCCAGAGCCGTAAGGCTCTTTTTTATACCCCAAAATAATCAAAAGGAGGAAAATATGCGCAAGATATTGAGCATCATCCTGGCCCTGGCTCTGCTGTGCGCCATGGGCGCGGCCCTGGCCGCAGAGAGCATCTCCATCAGCGTGACCCCGCTGGACTACCACACGGGCAGGGCCATATCAAAGCCCGCCTACCACCCCGACCAGGTATTCCGCCTGCGGGTGGGGGTAAGCGTCCCGCGATTCTGGGACAAGACCCCCCTAAATTTGAAATGGATTGTAAATGGAATTGACATTGAGGAGCCTGAAAAGGGCGCGGACGGCTATTACTACATTGAGGGCATTGTACTGGATACCCCCGCCAGCCTCACCGTCAGGGTGGAGGATACCAGCTTTGAGGCGGCGCAGACCGCCGAAGAAATGTACAACGCCATGCAGCATGACCGCACAACCGATTATACTTATTACTTCACCGGCAGCGCGGCCCAGCATGACTATGAAGTAGTGATACCCAAGACCGGGGATATGTCCATAATCGGCCCTATGGCGGGGATAGCGGTATGCCTTGCAGGCCTGCTGCTTATGTCCCCCCGGAGGAGGCGGTAAAATGGCGTTGGAGAGAGTAATCGACACGGGGCTGGAATGGCCCCGCGGGCGTGTAAAGCGCACCGTCACCGACCATATCCAAATACACCATACGGTGGGATACTACGGCACCCCGGAGCGGTGGAAGCGGCTCCACGAAAAGAAAATAGACGAGGGCAATAAGGGTGTGGGATATAGCTATCTGGTGCTGGCGGATGGCAGCATATACCTGGGCCGGGGCCATGAGTACGCCCATGGCGGGGTTAAGGACAGCCTGACCAAAAACGAGCAGGGCCTTGGGGCCAACCAGCGCAGTATATCAATAGCCCTTGATGGGGATATGCGGGAGGAGGGCCTGCCCTCGGCTGCGCAGCTTGCATCTGCGCTGGAACTGACACGTGAGCTGATGGAGATATACGGCCTGCCCGCCTCCGCCGTGCTGGGGCATAACGAAGTGCCGACTTACAGCGGCGGCAAGCCCACGGGCAAGACCTACGCCACGCTCTGCCCCTGCATGGACATGGACGAATTCCGGCAGCAGCTACAAGGCCAGACAAGCAGCACCGTGGTACTGCCGGACGATGACGAGCTGACGGAGGACGTGCCCGCATATCCCGCCCTGTATGCTTATGCCGGCAGCACCTATGTCAACCTCAGGGCCGGGGCCTCTACGGGGTATCAGTCCATAGGCCGGGTAAACAAAGGGGATGAGGTTATCGTGCTGGGTATCTCTGACGGCTGGGCGGAGGTAGTCAAGCACGAGGAGCGGCCCATGCTGCGGGGCTGGTGTACGGCCAAGTACCTGCGGGAGGTATAAGCATGGAATGGTGGGGTTGGCTGCTATCGGCGGCGGGCGCTATCCTGACCCTATGGAACGCCGCCAAGGCCATAAAGGAGGCCACGCGGCCATTTCGTGAGCAGAAGGAGGCGGTGGAAAAATTGCAGACGCAGAACGCAAGGGACTTGGAGCGGTTTGCAAAAATCGATAAAGAGCTGGAAGATATGCGGTGTATGCAGCACGCCATATGCAAGTCCCTATTCCATATGATGAACCACATGATAGACGGCAACAGCGTGGACAAGCTCAAGGACACGCGGGAAGAACTGAGAAGCTACATTATAGACCATAAATAGGAGGACAGCATGGAAATACTGATAGAATACGCACTGGAAATCGTATCCGCTTTGGCCGTGATGCTTATAGGCGTAGCGGGTACATACCTGACCGTCAAAGCATCTCAGCGGGCCGAGCTGGAGAATACCGCCCACGCCATAGAGCAGGTCACCAAGGCTGCACAGATGGCCGTGGGAGAGCTGCAGCAGACCGTTGTAACCGGCTGGAAAGAGGCTGGGGGCGGCAAGCTGAACGAGGCGCAGATTAAGGAGCTGGGCCGCATGCTGCAGTACAAAGCGAGGGAGCTGCTTTCCCCTTCTGTGACAGGCCTCCTTGAGGCTGCAAAGATAGACGTGACCGCCCTTATCACCGCAGCGGGTGAGGATTGGATACGGCAGATAAAGTAATCGCGCCCGGGTGGGCTGACTTCCTCGGTGGGCTGGGGCTGAAATCTCACCGAGGAGGTACTATGTGTACACGCAAAGAGCTGCCGGAGGGCCGCTCCCGCTCCGAATGGGAGCACCTCATAGACGAATGGATTTTTAGCGAACTCGACCGCTACATACTGCGGCGAAAACTGCTGGACGGCCTCACATACGATGAAATCGCCGAGGAGCTAAATGCCCCCCGATACCGCATAGAAATGCGACAGGTGATGCGGCGCGGCACTGCTGCCCGGAAGCGGCTCCTCCAGTGCGCCGACATCACACAGACATAACCACACCCCGCAGGTTCACCCTGCGGGGAATTTTTTTTATTATTTTTTTAGAAAACCCATTGACATACTGCAAGCAGTATGATACAATACATACATAAGAAAAAGCAAGGCGCAAGCCGAGGAGGAAAAAGAAATGCGACAGAAAACCTTTTGCTACATCAAGAGCGAACGGCCCCTTACCCGCGTTCCCAAAGTGGGCGACAAAGTTGTTCTGATAAGCTACGAAAAAGAGGGCGGAGATGCAGTGGAATGGGGTTTTACTTATGACCTTGAGGGAGTGGGCGGTAATATGGACAGCAGCATAAAAGAGCTTTATGGGTGGCGGGGCACCACCTGCGGTATCGCCAAGTACGCACACGGTATCCGTAAGGTGCTTAAAGTGACTGAGTACGAAGAAGATGGCCTGGAATGGGTCAAAGTAACCGTAGGCAAAGACCTTGCACCTAATAAACAGTAGTAGAAACCCGCCCCGGAGGTTACGAGGGCAGAAAGGATACCATGGAGCGAAAAAACCACACCAGCACAGCCGTAAAACAACGATATCTGGATAAGACATATGATGTGATAAGCTTCCGCATACCCAAGGCCGAGGCAGCAGCGTTCCGCGCAGCCTGTGAGCGCACCGGCACACCCCAGGCCCAGGTGCTCAAGGCTGCGGTACAAGCCTTTACAGCCGCACAAAAATAGCACTAAAATGGCATAAAAGCTCCACCCGGATGACATTCCGGGCGGGGCTCTTTTTTTTTACAATTTTATCAGAAAGAGAGGTGCAGACCATGAACAGCTACGGACAATCCTCATACGCACAGGCCCCGTTTGTGCAGGCCCAGCGGGGATATCAGCAGCCCGGATACTTCCTGCGGCCCGTGTCCTCCAAGGAGGAGGCGGTGGCCTCGCAGATAGACTTTGCAGGCCCCGGCACCATAATGCCTGACCCTGTACACGGGGTGATATACCTCAAGCGGTTCAATTCCGATACCGGCAGCGTGGACTTTATCACTTTTGCCCCCTGGCAGGAGCCTGCGCCCCCGGAGTACGCCACCACCAACGATATTAACGAGATGCGCCAGACCATCAACCGGCTGGCAGAGGAGATAGAAAAACTAAAAAAGCCCGGAAAGGCGGTAAAGGCGAATGATGCAGCAGAATAGCCCCGTGGCGGTGGTAATGGAGTACATGCGCAACGGCGCAGATATAAGGACGGCGCTGGCCCAGGCGGCACAACAGCACCCCGAAATGTTTCCCCAGCAGAAAGTAAACATGGCTCTGGCGGTGCTCAACAAACCCAACCGCCAGCAGATGATAGCCAATATGGCCAAGGAGCGAGGCATAGACCTCCAGGAATACATGGGGCGGATTAAACAAAACTTGCGGTAATCCCCCCTATCCTTATCAGTTTTGCCCGGTACTTGAAAAAAAACGGCGCCAAACCCGGCACTTTCGGGGAGCGCGCGGCCCCGGTGCAAATAAATGATAAGGAGATTTAAATCAATGGCAGACGATGGTATGACTATGGGCTATCTTATGGGACAGTCCGATAACGGCGGTAACGGCTGGGGCGGCGGCATGGACAGCATAATCGGCCTTGCGGCCCTTGGGCTGATATTTGGCGATGGCTTTGGCTTTGGCGGCGGCAATCGCGGTCAGGCTGCTACTCAGGCAGACCTTGCAGCGGGATTTAACAACTCCGCCGTACTGTCCAGCCTCAACGACATCAAACTGGGGCAGTCCAACGCTATCAACTACAACAACCAGGGCTTCGCCGGCCTTAACACCACCCTCATGAGCGGCTTCCACGGCGTGGACAACGCTATCTGTACCCAGGGTTACAATGTCCAGGCTGGCTTTAACAGCCTGTCGCACCAGTTGAGCGATTGCTGCTGTGACAACAGGGCGGCTGTGGCCGACCTCAAGTACACCATAGGCAGCGAGTTCTGCGCCCTGGGCAACGCCATCAATACACAGACCCGCGATATCACCGACACTATACGGGATGGGTTTGCCAGGATGGATGCGCAGGCCAACGCCCGGTACATCGCAGAGCTGGAGCGCAAGCTCAACAACTGCGATAGAGATGCGGCCCTCCAGGGACTTGGCAACTATCTCCTCTCGGAGCTGAGGCCCTGCCCCAAGCCCGCATACATCACCTGTAATCCTTACGCCGCCTCCTGGGGCAACGGCTCCTGCGGCAGCTGCGGCTTCTAGCCTCCGAGGATTCCTCGGCAACTTCGGGGCGGGACTTCCCCGCCCCTGAAAGAAAGGAGAAAAAAGCATGAATCCCTATAACTGCAAGCTGTGCGACAGGCTAATCATATCCCAGGCCGTAACCTTTGCCGACGGCACCCTGACCATTAACCTTCCCGCCGGGAGCTATGCGGCAGGCTGTAGGTACTGCATAGTAGTGGCCCAGGCCATCCCCGCAGAGACCACCATAACCGCTCCTGTGGTTATCACCATAGGCGACGGGACGGAGGAGTATCCCCTGACTAACCGCTGCTGCGCCCAGGTAACGGCCTGCGGCATCCGCACCCGGACAAGGTACGCCACGGTAGTCAGCACCAGCGCCACGGGCGGCAGCTTCCGCATGCTGGGTAGGCCCTGCTGCTCACCCGACAATTCCCTCGCCGCCATAGACGGCATAGCGGAGGGAGGTGGAGCCGGTGCGTAATATCGCCAAAATGGCCCTGTTGACGGAGAACCGCAACCGGGACAACCAGTACAGCGGCACCTATAACGTGGACATAGGCACCTACAATGGCGGTGAGATGCGCCGCCGTGACAGCCGGGGCAGATATGCCGAGGGTGACGACGGCCCGGAAATGCGCCGCAGGCGTGACAGCCGGGGCCGGTACATGGAGATGGACGATGGCCCGGAGATGCGCTCTTACAACGGCGATATGCCCGAGAGCCGTTTCCGCGACCGCCGGGGCCGGGAGCACTACGACAACGGGCGCTTTGCACCTATGCGGAACGAGGGCGGCGAATCCCCCGAGATGCGCTCGGAATATGAGCCGGAATCACGCCACGGAAGGTACGCCGAGGCGGAGGAATCCCCCGAGATGCGCCGGGGGAACGTGTACCCCATGCCCCGCAGGGGCGGCATGATAGGCTTTGCCAGCTCCGGCGGATACTCTGAGGGTAAGCACCGCATGGGCCGCTCCGAGGGCGGAGAAATGGAGTTTGACCACGAAACCGCCAAGGAGTGGACGAAAAAGATGAAGAACGCGGACGGAAGCAGCGGCCCGCACTGGCAGATGGAGCAGGTCAAGCCCTTCATGGCGCAGGCGGGGTTTTCCGGCAATCCCCTGGAATTCTGGGCCGTCATGAATGCCTTGTATTCCGACTACTGCGCCGTGGCGAAAAAATTTGGGGTAGACCGCCCCGAGTATTACGCTGCCCTCGCCAAGGCATGGCTAGAGGATGAGGATGCGGTACCAGACAAGGCAGCAGCCTACTATGAGTGTATCGTACAGCACTAAGTAACACAGTGGGGGGCTGTAGCAGTAGCAAGCTACGGCCCCAATTTTCAATAATTGGGAAAAAGTTATTTTCAGGCGGCGAAAGACCTGTTTTGGAGTATAAGAAACAAACCCAGCCGTGTCGATTTGCCATTTGGAGGCAAATCCGTATTCGATTGTG